AGTGGGAATGTTGGTGTTGAGAACAGCAGCCCGACCAATTACACGGCTGTAGGCAGCAACAATCTTGTAGTTGGCACTAACAGTGGAAACAACGGCATTACGGTAGTAGGCGGAAGTACAGGATTTTCAAGCGTCGCTTTTGCGGATAGCTCTGGCACCGGAGGAGCGGGTGATTACGCCGGACTTATTCAGTACGGGCATACCGCTGACAGTATGAACTTTTTTACTGGTGCCCTTGAGCGCATGCGCCTGGACTCCAGTGGCCGCTTAGGTCTGGGGACTTCGAGTGCTCAGGCGTTACTTGATCTGACGACAGGCAACGATCAGGATCACTTGGCCATACGAAACTGGCCCATGCTTAAGCCAGTCGGCACCGGCATTCGATATGGCGGATATAACAGCAGCCAATGGACAGAGCTATCGTTCTGGACCTCAGGATTGCGGGCAGTTACTGTTGACAACTTACAGCGTGTAGGGATTGGCACTACGGGCCCCAGCGCCGCAACTCATGTCGTTCAACCTAGCTCGGGCAGTGATACCTTCCGTGCAGAAAACAGCGCAAGCAATAATGTTATTCGGCTTCAGGCGGCTACTTCTACTGATAATTACATAGACTTTTATGCAGGTGCAAGTAGTGGCAGCTTAATCCTTCGGGGAGCCGGCACAGAACGCGCCCGCATCGACTCCAGCGGCAGGCTGTTGGTGGGCACGTCTACTGCGCTTAGTGATGCGTCTTCAGTTTCTAGAAGTCTGCAAGTACTAGGAACCAGCGCCGCAACCGCTGGTCAATTTATTGCAAGATTCGACAATAGCGTAAACGCTCCCTCTCTTGTACTCGGAAAGTCAAAAGGAGCCACTGTTGGTACTTACACAGTTGTTAATTCCGGCGATCAAATTGGACGCCTTGCATTTGATGCGACTGATGGTACAAAGTTTGTTAACGCTGCACTCATTGCGGCCGAAGTAGACGGCACCCCCGGCGCTAACGACATGCCGGGCCGTTTAGTGTTCTCCACTTGTCCCGACGGGTCAGCTAGTCCGACGGAGCGGATGAGGATTACGAATGGTGGGAATGTATTAATTGGCTGTCAAAGCTTGCCTAGTGCTACTGTTGAGGGGTTTGTAGCTACAGGAACAAGCAGCGGAAACAGGACAAGTTCTGGATCTTCAACTTCTGCTTACAACCATTGGGTTTTCTATAACGGAAACGGCATTGTTGGATCTATTTCTACAAGTGCTTCTGCGACCACTTATGCCACTTCCTCCGACTACCGCCTTAAGGAAAACGTTGTCCCGCTAACTGGTGCTGCTGATCGCGTCAAGCAGCTCCAGGTTCACCGCTTCAACTTCATTGCGGATCCTGACACCACCGTTGACGGTTTCCTCGCTCACGAAGCACAAGCGGTTGTTCCTGAATGTGTAACTGGCACCAAGGATGCTGTGGACGCTGACGGCAACCCCGTCTACCAAGGCATCGACCAGTCCAAGCTGGTGCCGCTGCTGACTGCTGCGCTGCAGGAAGCGTTGGCTGAGATCGAATCCTTGAGGGCTCGTTTAGACGCAGCAGGCATCTAAGACCTACTCTCTAGTCACCTTCTAATTTGACTCAAATTTGAAGTTGGCCAGTTCACGTCACTAGGCGGGCAACCGGCCTGTTCAACAGGTTGCACCACTCTTAGCCTTAAGGCACCGCCACTACACCCATGGCTGACACCTACACCTGGAACATCGCCCAACTCGAACGCCTCGCTGCCACCGGCGAGATCCAGACGGTGCATTACACCGTCTCTGCTCGCAGTGAAGACGAGGTGTACGCCAGCTCGGCCTACGGCAGCCTGGGCCTCGATCCTGCTGACCCGGACAACATGATCCCCTTCGCCAACGTCACTGAGGCGGAAGTGGTGAGCTGGGTGCAGGCCAAGTTCGGCGAGGAAAAGGTGGAAGAGATCCACCAGGCACTCTCGCAGCAAATCGAGGACCAGCGTGCGCCCAAAGTCGCGCAAGGGTTGCCCTGGAGTGCAGCACCTGCAGCTGCTTAGTCTCGCCGACTACTGTGCTCTAGTTCCCGCTCTGCTTCGGCATCGGGCCGATAGAGCCCAAGCCTCTGTGCGTCCTTGAGGCGTCTCACGCTTGGGCCATCAACTCCAAGTATTGGCAACAGCATTGTCAACGCCAATACCTGAAACCCTTTGCGGCACAGCGGTTTTACGGCTGCTCTGCGTGCTGAATAGGTTGGCCGGTGACCAGGGCTCACGCACCACTGGCCTTGCCACAGCCGGCCGCTGCGGTATCGCCTAGACGTAAAAACGACTAGGCGCGAATCTTAGCGGGGGCAACTTAGGCCGAGCGCCCCCACCCCCGTGCGGTGACTGAAGAGGAGTTTCACGCCCCGGCCCCCGCAGAAAGCGCGCCCTGGGTAGCCCAAGCGGTTCCCGCGCTGCTGGTTGCCGCGGTCTTGGGCCTATGCGGCCTCTTCCTTCAAGTCACCAAGATCGAGACAGGGCTCACCACCGTCCTTGAGGACGTGCGGGAGCTCAAAAACGATTCCAAGGAACGGCTGAACGACATCGACCGCCGGGTCCGCGCGCTTGAGATGCAAGACCGTTGACGGCGGCAACTTAGCTGAACCGCAGGCTCCCCTATGGAGACCACCGCAATCATTGCGCTCACGCTGCTCGTCATCAGCGAAGTGCTCCCCTTCACCCCCCTCGCCGGCAACGGAATCGTGCATGAGGTGGTGAAGATCCTGCGCGAGGTCTTCCCCTACAGCAGCCGTAACCGCAGGTGAGCGCGCGGTTCTACCGCCCCAGCCTCAACCACACCCCCATAGCCCGAGCGCTCTTAGAGCACACAAGCGGCGACTGGATCACCCGAAACGCGGACCTCTTCTTCCGCGGCAGTGACGCCCAGCTCGCCGCACCCCACCCCAGGGGTACGCCCCCGACGCCTCCCGGCTGCGACCCGAATGAGCCCCCAGCGCCCCATCCGCCTGGTTGACGCGGTCAAGTTCACCAAGAACGAACCCCACCAGCTCGCAGCGTGGAACTGGCTTGAAAGCGCCCTAACCCGCGACCAACTCAACGAGTTCGCGCTGCTGTTCCGCGCCACCCCCGGCTACAAGCCAGGCATCGCGGTGGAGAACAGCTGGGACGGCGTCCTCACCGCTGCGCGAACCGCCGGCGCCACCTTTCCTGAGCTCGTTGCAGCGCAATGGGCGCTCGAGAGCGGTTTTGGCAAGCACATGCCAGGCGGCAGCAACAACCCCTTCGGCCTCAAGGGCGCCGGCACCAGCAGCGAAACCCGTGAGTTCGTGAACGGCGAGTGGATCACGATCACCGACTCGTTCCTCAACTTCCCCAACCTCGCCACTGCCGTCCAGTACCTCGTCGACCGCTGGTACAGGGACTACAAGAACTACAAGGGCGTCAACCGCGAGAAGACGCGCGACGATGCCGCACGGGCGCTGGTGCGCGAGGGGTACGCAACCGACCCCAGCTACGCGCAGAAGCTCATCGCGTTGATGAACGAGCACGCCCCAGTAAGCAAACTCCCCGCGCCAACGCCGTTCCCCAACCCCCTGCGCGTCCCCTACTACAGCCAGCGCGACAGCGGCCTGCCGGGCCAAGCGATGCGGATGTGCTTTAGCAGCAGCTGCGCCATGCTCGTCGCCGCCCTGCGCCCGGGCGCCATCACTGGCCTCGACGCCGACGACCAGTACCTGAAGCGCGTTCAGCAGTTCGGCGACACAACTGACGCCACCGCCCAGCTCCGGGCGCTGCGAAGCTTCGGCATCCGCGCCAAGTTCACCCAGGACGCCAACTGGAGCGACCTCGAGCGCCAAATCAACCGAGGCGTCCCCGTGCCCTGCGGCTTCCTGCACCACGGCCCCAGCTCCAACCCCGCAGGGGGCGGCCACTGGCTCACGGTGATCGGCTACACGAAGAGCGCCGTCATCGTCCACGACCCATTCGGAGACATGGACGTAGTGGAAGGCGTGTACCTCAGCAGCCGCGGCAGCGGGCTCGCATACAGCCGCAAGAACTGGGGTCCCCGCTGGATGGTTGAAGGCCCAGACACCGGCTGGGCCATCCTTGCCGACCCATGAAACAGCAGTACATCGTCGACGTTCGGCTCCAGATCGTCGTCGAATCAGTTGAGGATTCCGAGGGCGTCGCCAACAACGTCTACGCCCAATGCGCAGAGCTCGCCTACTCGGAAGACCACCTCCTCCGGCTTGAGGTCATCCCTTGCCCCCTTCCGCCGATCACCTCCAGTGGATCACGGGATAACGGAAACACACCTGCTGCACAAGCGTGACGCCAAGCGGCGCTTTCGCAGCCACATCTTCGAGGCGTGGCGCGGCCGTTGCGCCTACTGCGGCTGTGCCGGCGCCACAACCCTCGACCACATCAAACCCCGCAGCCGCGGAGGCGACACCACCACCCAAAACCTGGCCCCCGCCTGCTCCGACTGCAACCGGCGCAAAGGCAGCAGCGAAGTGTTCAGTTGGTTTCGGCTCCAGCCGGACTGGAGCCCTGACCGGGAAGCGGATCTATGGCTGTGGATGCACCCACGCTGCTTTGGAGATAGTGCAGCTTCACTTCTGCTTGCCAGCGTTGACGATGAGCAAAGGCCATTCCAAGGCCCTCGACCACCCACCAGACCTGGCCGTTGGGCTCCACCATGCGCCGCATAAAGGGCTCCATATGTAACCGCTCGCTAGCATGTTGTGTACGCCTAGGTTGCTATGAGCGACGGCGAAAGCAGACCCACCAGCTGGATGGCGTACAGCATCCCTTTGACGGAGGAGCTGAAGCTGGAGCAGGCGATCAGGGAGGTTTCAGGGCACCCAGACATGGACAAGGTCCGAGCCCTGTGCGCCTCCCTGATGCGCAGCAACTACCACCAGCAACAACTCTTAGCGAACGCGGTGGGTCGCATTGGCGAGCTGGAGCTTGTCCTGTTCCTTGGCGCTCATGCGGAGCCCAGCGAGGTCAGCGCTTTTCTCTCCATGGCCCGCGAGGTCTGCGAGGACCTTGGCATCGGCTAAGGGCGACACCGAGCTCATGTACAGCCGCAGCGTGCGCAGCGCCCTGATCTCAATCTGCCGCACCCGCTCCCTCGACACCCCGAGGTCCTGGGCCAACACCTGATACGCCACAGGCGCCTTACCAGTCAGCTCGTGGCGGTGTTCAAGCACGTAGCGCTCACGCTCAGACAGTCGTGCCAAGCAGGCTTCCAGACGCCAGCGGTCATCAATCAAAAAGATGGCGTCGTCGTCCAGGTAGCTGGGGTCTGGGATCAAGTCGATGAGCGGGTTGCCATCGTCCACGCACGACGCATCCAGCGACGTCGGCGCAGCCGTGCGCTCAAAAATCATCCACATCTGCTCCACCGACATCCCCATCGCATCCGCCAGCTCCTGCTTGCTGGGCGTCCGCCCCAGCTGCTGCGACAGCTGCTGCATGGTGTACTTGAGCTTGGGCACCTTCTCAGCGACGTGGTGCGGCAGCCGAATCGCCGCGTCCTGCTGATTCACAGCCCGGTTCATCCCCTGCCGAATCCACCAGTAGGCGTAGGTCGAGAACTTGTAGCCCCGCGCGGGGTCAAACTTCTCGACCCCCCGCATCAACCCAATCGTGCCCTCCTGGATGAGGTCAAGCATCGTCAGGTGGTTGACGCGCTTGAGGTACTTCTTGGCGATGGAGACCACCATGCGCAAATTGCAGTTCACCATCTGCTGCTTGGCCCTCTCACCCAAGCGCACTTCGCGCGCCTCCGCCTTGGTGAGCCGACCCCCTGCCGCCTCCTTCTCGCGCAGCTGCGTCAAGCGCTGCACCTGCCGGCCCAGAAGTACCTCCTGAGTAACGGTAAGCAGAGGGTAACGAGCGATCTCGTTTAGGAAATCAGAAAAGCTGTGATCAATTCTCATTGTGAGTTTGCATTAGTCAAGGTTTCCGAAGAGCGAACGCTGTACTGCAGTTCTGCGAGAAAGGCATAGAGGGAGCGGTTGTCCACGGCTGGGTGCTGCGCGGCGGCGAACCGCTGCCCCTGCTCCACCACCTCCAGCAACAGCTCCGGCACACCGCCCAGCGCCAGTGCGCTGTGAAAAGGCGCAGTGCTCACTCCGCCCCTACGCCAAACGCCGCCTCGCCAATGCCGGGGAACTCACGGCAGAACACCTGTTTGCACTGCTCCGCAATCTCGCGGTGCTCCAGTTGCGTACCGGCGTCCGTGCGCACCTGGATGTAATGAATCCACGAGCGCAGCGTGCCGTGCATGTAGAGCACAGTGGGCGTACACATCGGCAGGATGCGCCGCGCCGTCTCCCGCGCCACCCCGTTTTCCACCATCGCGTAATAGAGCCCATACGCCTTGGTGATGACCGCACCGGCGTCCCGCTCTAGCTGCGCCTGATCCTCCTCGCTGTAGTCATCGAAAGAGTTCTGGCGGTTCTGGGTGTCCTGGCGCCTGAAACGAGGAATTTCGGCGATGGATGTGCGCGCGTAGCGGGTGCTGAACTCCTGGAAGGAGAAGCTCCGGTGACGCAGCAGTTGCGCTGCAATGTCCCGCTCCGTCTCAATCTTCACGCAGAGAGAGCACATCTCAAACGGGCTCCAGTGCTGGTGCTCAATCAGGTATCGAATCAGGCGGGGAGCCGTCTCCTGATTGTCCTGATTGTCCGGGTTGCTTACTCGTGCCATGTAAGCCGTAAGCGCCTCGGCGCCATCGGTTCGATGCACCAGAGTTACTTTCATTGTTGGAAAAGCGGATTCGTTGATAATTAGGACGCCGCACCGGCTGATCCCGCGCCATCCACTGGATCGCGTCTTTCGGCGCGAGGATTTCAATCGTCCACCAGCGGTGACCGCAGTGTTTGCAGTCGCGAAAGCGCAGAAATGAGTCGGGGGCGTCGCGGAATGTTTTGCTGGGCCGGCTGTATTTGCCGGTGCAAGCTGGGCACAACACGACGCCCGCCCTCTACTCAGCGCCGGACTTGGCGATGCAGTCCAACACTTCTTGCGTGCGCTTGCTGTCGATGTATTCAGCAAACGCAACGTGCGTCGTGATGGTGTGTGGCGCCGGCTTGACGTTGGGGTACGACTGCGACCACCACTCCATAAACAGCTGCTCAGTTGTCACCTGCGAACTCCTCTGCGTACTTTTGGAAGAGTCCGGTGTAAGTTGCATGATCAGGGTGATCAGGCCGATACCTGCCATCACGCACGTAAAGCTGCTCCAGCCGTTCCTGGACTCTTTGCTGCACGCGGGGGTCGCAATCTGTCGGGGACGGCAGCCGGTCCAGCGCCCGTAAGTCATTGATCTTCATTGATAACGAGTGAGGTTTCGAGGTGGTTAATGAGCTCGTTGGAGTACCAACGCAGCTTCTTGATGTCCTGCAGGCGATTCTTGTGCCGCTCTCGCCAGGCGTATTTGAGAATTGCGCCCTTGAGGTAGCCCCGGTACTCATCAGGAGTGAGGGCTGCCTTAATGGCGTCAATGCACTCAATGCCGCCCTGGGTGTAGTGGGGCGGGTGGTCAACGAGCTGGTCTGGCGTCACAAGCCGTACCTCCCCGCCTCAAGGGCGGCCACGGTCTTGATGCCCTGAACGGCGTGCTTAAGAGCGAACAGTGCGGTAACCAGCTCCTGGTAACCGCGCTCGTCCTCACTCAGCTCCACCTCCCCGTCAGAGAGGCGGTTCAACAGCTGCAAGAGTTCTGCAGTGTGCGTCACGCAATCTTCGGCCACCGCCGAGATGCGCCGTGGCGCAAGGGAAGTCACGGGTGTTCCTGTATGGACAGGGAGAGAGTATCTGTTCCACACAGGAAGTCAAGCCCCTATAGCGTTAGTCCCATGGGACAAGCCGTGCGCATCGGGTATTTACGGGTGTCGACCGACACCAGCGAGCAGCTCAACGCCCTGGAAAACCAGCGCTCCCGCATTCTGGGCTCTGGCGTCGACCGCCTCATCGAGGACGTGGAGAGCGGGCTCTCCCAGGACCGCCCCGGCTACCTGGAGCTCCTGCACCTCATCGACACGCGCCAGGTGCAAGAGGTCGTCTGCACCCGCGTCGACCGCCTTGGCCGGGACGCTGCGGCGACCGATGCGCTGATCGCCGTTGCCGCCAAGCGCGGTGTGCGCATCCACTGCCTCGACGGCGGCACCATCGACTCCGAGACGCCCCAGGGCTTCCTGCTGTCGCGCATGGCCACCTCAATGGCAGAGATGGAGAGCCGGATGCTCTCGATGCGTGTCCGCGCCGGCTACAGCGAAGGCCGCAAGCGCGCCCGCCCCCTGCGCGGCAAGGTCGCCTGGGGCTACCGCGTCAACGCCGACCGCAGCGCCCTCGAGCCGGACCCTCAAGAGTTCCCGAGAGCGGCCCGCTTCCTTGCGTTATGCAAGCAATGCGACTGGCGCATGAACACTGCCCTCGATAAATGGCATACAGCAGGGCTGGGCGCTCTCCCCTTAAGCTCCTGCCGCGCTGTCAAAGCCTGGCTCCTCAACCCAGTCCTCCGAGGCGGCCTTGGCTATCTCAAACAGAACGACAACACCTACAAAGAAATCGTCTGGGATACTCACGAAGCCCTGCTATCTCACAGCAGCTTTGTGATCATGGAACGTCAGTTGCATGACAACCGAAGACGCTGGGGCCACAGCGCCCAGGTCAAGCCCCGGCTCTTAACGGGCCTCTGCGTATGCGCAGGCTGCAACAAAAAGATGACCTACGCCGGCAGCCGCACCATCGCCAGCGTTGTATGCAAAAGCCGAGAGTGTGCGCAGCGCTACAAAAGCACCCGAGAACAAACGGTGCGCGAAGCGATCAATAGCGAGCTCTCGAAGCGCAACACGCAGTTAGCGCAGCTGGCCACAAAAGAAAACCCCGAGACCCTGGCCCTTAAGGCCAAGATCGCGTGGTTAAAGGCGCTGGACGACCCTGACATGGCCGCAGCGATTGAGATCAAGCGCGAGCGCCTGTTAGCACTGGAGCAGCAAGTCGGCCCCGACCCCCAGCTCCTGTCTGTATTCGCCGACCCTGCCGTCTGGTCACAGTTGAGCGACGAGGAACTGCGGGAGCTGTACCTAGCGCTGGTCGAACGGGTGATGGTGGATCGCCAGGAAGTGGAGACCGTGGTGCTTCGCCTCTGATGTAGCGCTCTGCAGCAGTCTGCAGCAGTTCTCGAAGTCGGGGGTCCTGCATCTCCTCTACTTCTCCCCCCAGCTGCGAACCACTCCGCCCTCAACCTTCATGGTCACTGCAGTACCGACGATGGGTATAGCAGCATCCTGCATCTCACCGACGACGATCCCCAGCACTTCGTCAGCCGCCTCAATGCGCGATTCGCATAAGACCTCGTCGTGTACACACGCAACGAGCTGTGCGCCGGCCGGAAGTTGATGAAAAATCGAGACCATCGCTGCCTTCATGATGTCAGCGCAACCCCCCTGGATTGTGTTATTGGCAAAGATCTGAACGCGGTTCTCCTCGCCGTACAGCTTCCGCCGACGCCCTATAGCCGTCCGCACCGGCGCGCCCGCGTCAACCTGCTTCTGACACCAGCGGTGCCACTTCCCAACCTCGGGGTAGGCGGCGTGCCACATCTCATAAAAGTCCCGAGCTTCTTTCGGCTTGATGTAGAGCCCCAGCGTCGCAAAATACGACTGCAACCCCTTAGGCGCCGACGCATACGCCAACCCAAAATTGCACGCTTTAGCTGCAGTTCTCTGGGGTTTTTCAACCTCCTCGTCTTTGATGCCGTACATCAACGCAGCCGTGCGGGTGTGCAGATCCGCCCCGCTGTTGAACGCATCAAGCATCGGGGCGCATTCAGCCACAGCCGCTAAGTAACGCAGTTCCATCGCGCTGTAATCCGCCTGCACCAGCACATGGCCCTCCGGCGCAGTAAACGCAGTGCGAAACTCAGGATCCCTCGGTATCTGCTGCAGGTTCGGGTTAGAACAACTCCAGCGACCTGTGGCTGTCTGCAAGGGCATGAACTGCGCATGAATTCTCCCATCCCACCGCACATGTTCAATGAGCTTCTCCGCCATCGTTGCCCGCTTCTCCGCCTTCTTGTAGAACTCGTAAGTGCGGACAATCTCGTGATGGCGATAGGTCGCCAGGTTCTTCTTATCCAGCGACACTTTGCCCTTGTCGTCTTTAGGCACGATCCCCAGCACCCCCCAATACGTAGCGTGCTGTAACGGCGAACCCATGTTGAATCCCGCCGGCACCTTGGTCCCCTCGCGCACCTTGCCCGTCGCCTTGGCGTTGAGATTGACCTCCCCAGACGCCAGCCGGGGCAGGCCCTCATGCCCCTTCTCCTTCAGCTGCTCATCCAGCAGCTGCACATAGAACACCTGCCCTTCATTGCGACTCGAGCAGTAGAACTCCCGCGCCGAACGCAACTGCTCGGTGTCGACATACATCCCCTTGAGCTCCATAGCCGCGACGACAGGGATGAGCGCCGTCTCCAGCTGATAGGTGTGGAGCAGCCCCTGCTCGTACACCTGCGCATGAAGTGAGTGGGCGGCATCCCACGTCATCTTCACGTCCGTCATTGCATACGCCAGGTCCGCCTCACTGAGCTCGGCGTTCATCCAGTCCTGCGACTGCAAAGACTTGTCAATCACCTTCCCCAGCTCTCGGCGCACCACATCGCCCAGTGAGTGGCGGATGTTGGCGGTGCCCTGATGGATCAACCGGGACGCGATCATCGTGTCGTACAGGCGCCCCCTCACCTCAACGCCTGACGCCAGCAAACACTTCACATCAAACCCGAGGTTGTGTCCGTACACCTCCAGCTCCGAGTTCTCGAG